GAACAGCCAATTTTAAAAATGGCAGCAGTAAGAGACGGTAGAACAAACTCGTGGCAAATATTTGATGAGGAGTTAGATAATGCCACAATTAGATTTTCCATGAAAGAGGAGTCAACAGGAATACCAAAAATTTTGATGGGTAACGCATATATTGTTGAAAAAACAGCAGTTGAAGTTGACACAACTAGAGAATATTACATATATTACAAATGGAACGAAAGGGATACAAGAAGAGCTGGTCGTTTCATCGGTGAGTTCTCAATTATCAACTCGATGGGTGAGTTAATTGCACCAATTAGAGAGACACTTTACATCAACATTATTTGACATTAAAGGGTATTGTTAATATACTTATCGAGGAAGAGTAATCTCAACTTAGTTGAGAGTATAATGTCTCAAAAAAAAAGTATTATTATGGTATCACAACAAGAAATTGAACAATTCCTTCTGGGAGAAGACCCTGAAAAATACATAGTTGCCCTTGAATACGACTACGCATCAAACAAAATCTACAAAATTATTCACGACCCAATACAGGGTAAACAAATAAAAACGGATACTTTTATTCCGTTTGCTTGGGTTGGTAGTCTACACAATAAAAATTTTTATAAAAGTTCAAAGGCACATCAAAAAGAGGCCATGTCTAAACATGGTATCATTATTGAAAAATTAAGTTCTGAAGGTGATGAACGTTTGGAGAACGGTTTGAAGTTTATGGTTAAAACCACCAAAACTTATCAGGACCTTGTTAACTTTTTTAGGACGGGTGGTTTGGACCCATGGGACCGAAACAATAGTGATGATATTCATATATTACCACCAGTTGAACAATACTTAGTTCAAAAAAGTAAAAGACTTTTTAAAGGATTTGAAGAATACGACGAATTACATCGGTTTGTATTCGATATCGAGACCACGGGTTTGGATGCTAAAAAAGACAGCATCTTCCTAATCGGAATGAAAGACAACCGTGGTTTTGAAAAAGTAGTGTCCGCTCAGAACGAACAAGAAGAAAGACAACTTATCATCGATTTCTTTGATACAATCAACAAACTAAAACCAGCACTTATTGGTGGTTACAACTCAGCATTCTTTGACTTTCCGTTTATTCTTAAACGTGCTGAGATTTTAAAAATGGATATCAAAAAAATTGCCAAGACTCTTAGTCCTACCACATCTATTCGTCAGAAAGAAGGTATGTTGAAGTTGGCGAACGAAATGGAACCATACACTCAAACAATGATGTGGGGTTACAATGTTTTGGATATTGCCCACGCAGTTAGACGAGCCCAAGCCATCAACTCAGACATCAAGAGTTGGGGACTTAAATATATAACCCAATTTATCGGAGCTGAAAAACCAAACCGAGTTTACGTTAAGGGTGATAAGATTGGTAAAACATACTTTTCAGATGCAAAGTATTTCTTTAATCCTGAAAGTGGTGGTTATCGAGAAGATGGTGACCCAGGTACTAAAGATATAATGACTAAGTTTCCCGGTAAGTTCGAAGAGGTTACAGGTAACTACATTGTTGAACGATATCTTTATGACGATATTTGGGAAACCATGGTTGTTGACGAAGAGTTCAACCAAGCTAACTTCCTTCTTGCTAAATTGGTCCCCACGACATATGAGAGACTTTCAACCATGGGAACTGCAACTCTGTGGAAAATGATTATGGCATCGTGGTCACATAAGAATGGATTGGCAATTCCCGCTAAAGAACCTAAACGTTCATTCACGGGTGGATTGTCAAGATTGTTACAGGTAGGATACTCACGTGAAGTTCTAAAACTTGACTACTCTTCACTATACCCATCTATTCAGTTGGTTCACGACGTGTTTCCAAAGTGTGATGTTACAGGTGCGATGAAGAGTATGTTGAAGTACTTCCGTGATACTCGTATCCGTTACAAAAAATTGGCTGAGGAACATTACAAGACTGACCCTAAGTTGTCTTCACAGTACTCACGTAAACAATTACCGATTAAGATTTTCATTAACGCTTTCTTTGGTTCTCTTTCTGCTCCTCAGGTATTTCCGTGGGGTGATATGGATATGGGTGAACAGATTACATGTACAGGTAGACAATACCTTCGTCAGATGATTATGTGGTTTATGAATCGTGGTTATGAACCATTGGTTATGGACACGGATGGTGTAAACTTTGCAACACCTGAAGGTCGTGATTCTTATCGTTATGTTGGTAAGGGTTTAAACGGATTGGTTAAAGAAGGTAAAGAATATTTTGGGGCCGAAGCTGACGTTGCCGAGTACAATGATTTATTCATGAGAGATGAAATGGGATTGGATATTGACGGTGTTTGGCCCGCAACTATTAATGATGCTCGTAAAAACTACGCTCTTTTAACCGATAAAGGTAAAGTTAAACTTACGGGTAATACAATTAAGTCAAAGAAACTTCAAACATATGTTGCCGAATTCTTGGATTCAGGATTGAGAATGTTGTTGGACGGTAAGGGTCATGAGTTCTTAGAGTTCTATTACGAATATGTGGATAATATCTTTAACAAGAAGATTCCAATTGCTAAGATTGCAAACAAAGCTCGTGTAAAACAATCAATTCAAGAATACAAATTACACGTCACAAAAAAGACTAAATCGGGTTTTTTAATGTCTCGACAAGCACATATGGAATTATTATTGGCAAATAATATTCCTGCCGGTCTTGGTGACACTGTTTATTACGTAAACAACGGTGCGAGAAAATCACACGGCGATGTACAGAAAAAAGGTGATTCCGTTACAGTAAATTGTTATTTGGTAAATGAAAAAGATATTGAAACTAAACCTGATTTATTGGGTGACTACAATGTACCAAGATATTTGGCAGCATTTAACAAACGAATTGAACCATTACTTGTTGTATTCTCACCTGAAATTCGTGAAGATATATTGATTGAAGACCCAAAAGATAGAAAATTCTTTACCAAGACTCAGTCACAATTGGTTAGAGGATTTCCACGAAGAGATGGGGACCAAGATACTTTGGATGAAGTTTTAACTTTGTCTGAAGGTGAGGTTGAATTTTGGTCCAATGTAAACATAGACCCGTACTACATGTACTTAGACGGTACTATGGAATTAGTTAACACTGAGTATGTTGGTAAGAATCAAAATATCATGAAAGGTTATGAAAAACCTATTGATAAATCTAAAGATGATTTGTATGAGGTGGATGCTAACGGAGACTATTTGATACACTCTTTATGAGTTCTTCAATCCGTCTGATGATAAGATATACCACTTATTAATTACAAACCTTATTTCAACACAAGCACCTTTTTGAATTAGAATTTCGTTGTAATCATCATCAATTCTTTCAGTCGGAGATGAAATTAAAACTTCGGTCATAGCTTTAATTACTACGTGTTCTGTTGTTTTTGAATCCAAAGTCACCACACACTTTGGTACGTCTCTTACGACGATTGTATACTCACCTGTTGTGGTATATGCTGAATCTGTTACAACAGAAACGTTAGATGCTTCTACTGTAATTCCGTTTATAATTTTTGTGACTGGTGTTGATTTGAATACTGCCATACAAAAATTATATTACATACATCTGTCTAGGTAAAGCTCTGTATTGTAAAGACTTGTTAAGTTGTTCAGCCAAATTAGCCTGAATTTCCATTTGCTTGTCAGGACGGAGTCTTTCTAATCGTTGTAGTAATTCTTCGATTAACTTAGATTTCTCATCTTTAGATTCGGTAAGTAGTGAATCGTAATCCATCTTTAATTCACTATCGGGGGTTTTTAAATCACCTGAGTATTTTCCTCTTACTCTACCTAATGTTTCTTTTACGTATGCGGTAAACCATCTACGAACCCATGTTTGTGCAGGTGCGTTTAGTTCAGCCCATCTTAAATTTTCAATAGTCACATCTGATGGTAATTTTACAACATCAGGATTTGCGGCTAAACAATCATCTCTATCAAATGTGTCGTAGTACCAATACCATACACGATGAGAGTTATTTTCAATATTACCAAAATCAAACTTACCACCAGGTACGTTATATAACATCACCGCCTTTTTACCTTCAGGTAGTGCCGTAATTCTATACGTTAAGTCACCTGAAATAATTCTTCTCTTAAGATTAATGTCTTGCATTCTAAGAAGAATATCAAATGCTGGTGTGATGAAATAGTTACCCGTAGTTCCCATTTGGGAAAATCCGGCACCACCACCAAGTCCCATACCTCCAAATCCACCGAACCCACCCATGAATGGGTCAAAATAAGCCGCATCCAATTCAGGTCTTGTAAACCAAAGAAGTTCATTGATTTCTCTACCAGCAGGAATTTCGTAAATTTGTTGATTGTTTACTAAATCAAAATAGTCTTTTTTAAGAACCCATGGACCACCCGCTTGTAAACCAACAATCTTAGAGTAAGCATAGGTATATTGAGTCTCCCAATCCAAACTTCTTGTAATAAATGCATTTGCAAGTGATTGGGTATCTAAATCCAAACCGTAAATTGATGTCCATTGAGATTCGATTAACCAGTCAAGAACGTATTGAGAATAGTCCTCTACTGACAGTTCCAATAATGAATCCATCATTTCATCTTCAATCTCGACACCACGAATTGGAGCACCTAACAGGTGTCTAATTCTCGTGTATAACTTTGTTCTTTCTTGACCAGTAATAATTGCCATGGAAAACTATTTCCCAATAAATATTATGGAAAAATGATTTATTACTTATTAATTAAATCATCAACAGGGAAAGTATAATTTCCGTTAACAATATTTGTGTTTTTGTTACTAAAAACTATGGTTCCTTTGTTATCTCGGTGAAAAACTAAATAATCAACTTTATATCTTTTTACATTACCAGTGTCGTAAACGGTAATAATGCCATCTTTTTCTTCTGTTCTTGAAAAAGGTTTGATTTGTGCTGTTTTTTCAACACCATCAATTTTTATCACAGCATCCACACCACCTAACATGTCGTTGACATCCCCAAGTTCACCTACTTTCAAAACCTCGTCTGTACCAAAAATTTTCTTCATGTTGTCAACAGCGTTTACTTCACGCTTATCACCAAACTTATTTGTGGTGTCTAATCCAAACATAAGTGTTTTGAATGTTGACGACTCAGGATTAAATATTCGATATCTAAATTCGATTAGATATTTGATTAATCTTTCGGTTTCTTTAAGTTGTACTTCAGGTTTTTGCCCAACCATGTTGATTGTATCAACACCGTATTTTTTCAAAACTTCATTGATGTCGTTCACTATGGTGCAAAACGCAGTGTAGTTGGTATTAAGTTTATTTATTACCGACCTACCGGCTTGTTCATAATCATATACTCCTGACATTTGTCCTTCACCATATTGGTTTTTTTCATACCAAAAATCGGCGAATACTTCTTTGAGTATGTTCATGATTGCAAACATAAACTTTTTCTTAACCTCAGGGTTAGTATTAAAAATCTGTCTGTAGGTATTAACCTGTGACGGGTTACACCCTCTTGAAGCTCCCTCCATAATAATATTTTTTACATCACGAGTTTCATTAATTTTCTTTTTTGTTTTGGAATCAAATCTAAAGTTAATAAAACTCCAATTGATAACCGTAAAGAAATTTTTTACATATTCGTCTCGTTTATTTCTATATTTTAGGTAGTAAGCATGTTCCCACAAATCCAATCCAAGAAGTGGATATCCACCATCTGTGATTGAATTCATAAGTGGGTTATCCTGATTTCTTGTTGTCATGATTTTTAAATCACCATTTTTAGTCAAAACCAACCATACCCAACCTGAACCAAAAACTGTTTTTGCTTTTCTAATAAATTCTTGTTTGAATTTTTCATAGTCTCCATATTTTTTTACAATCTTATCGTAAACAGGTCCGTTCGGTTTTTGTTGTTTTGGTGACAACATTTTCCAAAATAATTCGTGGTTGTAAGCACCACCCGCATTGTTATGAATTGTCACATTGTACCTTGAAATACCTTTGATGATATTTTCCAAGTCCAAATCTTTATCTTTAATCTTTTCTAATGCCAAGTTTAATTTTTCAACATAACCTTTGTAGTGTTTGTTGTAGTGGGTATTCATAGTTTCACTATCAATAAATCTTGATAAGGCTGTGTATGAATACGGTAATCTTTCTACTTTAATTTTTGTGATGGATTCTTTTTTGGATTCGTCGATTTGTTGGGTATCACCACTACTTGGGATGTCTGTAATTAATTTTTCCAACTCCTCAATCTTTTTTCTTTGTTTTACAAATTTTATTTTTTTCATTTTTAAATAAATAACCCCTAAATGGGATTACTTTATCTTCTTCGGGATATTGAGTTAAGAATTTCTTCTAAAATACCCCCCTTGTCTTCATTATCACCCATTACGGTTGAAATAATATTTTTCTTTTTATTTAGGATATCGTATATCACTCCTTCAATAGTATTATCAAATAGAGGATAAAAAATAGAAACATTTGATTTTTGTCCATAACGATATGCTCGGTCCTCAGCTTGTGCGTGGTCTGCAGGTACAAATGATAAATCATTCATAATAACAGCTTCCGCTGCGGTTAATGTAATACCAACACCTGCGGCTTTTAAATTACCAACAAAAACTTTTATTTTGTCGTTTTCTTGGAATTGGTCCACCGAGTTTTGTCTTGCAGGTTTACTCATTGAACCATCTAATGACACGGCAGCTTTTCCAAAATGTTCTTTTATTTGGTTTAGTGTGTTTGTAAAGTTCGTGAAGATAATAACCTTCTTACCTTGTTCTATAATATTTTCAGCAACTTCAATTGTCTGTTTTATTTTTTCCTCGGCAATTACCTGTCTCACTTTCATCAATTTTGAAAATTGGACTGTGAGTGATTTTGACTCATCTGAACTTTCATACCAATCATAATATTCACCCATTAGAGCTTCGTATTGTTTTGATTTTAAATTCAGGTAGACGGGTGTGATAATTTTATCAGGTAAATCTAAGATGTCCTCTTTAAGTCTTCTGAGTACTTGTGGTTTTGTTCTGTCACGTAACTCTTCCAAGTTAGATGCACCGTCCAATTTCCACACTTTTCTGTTACCAACTTTAAACTGATAACCTTCACAGTATCTTCTGACATAAGCCATCCAATTCCACGCAACTGGTGAGTCAACCAAATCTAATAGATTGAAGTAGTTGATTGGTCTTGATGTCATCGGGGTACCGGTCAACAACCAAATCCTTCCAATTTTTTTACAGATGTCGTTAACTATTTTTGTTCTTTGAGCTTGTTTGTTTTGAATGTAGTGAGCCTCATCAACAACAACCAAATCAAAATTTTCAATAATAATTTGAGAATTTTTTATGTCTTTAGGGTCGTAAAAGTTTTTTAGAATATCGTAGTTTACAATAATATAGTCTCCCGACTCCCAATTCTTACCCTCAACAATTGAAACCTTTTTATCGGTGTAGTTTGCAATTTCTCTTTGCCAGTTAATCTTCAAAGATGCGGGACATATAATCAATACTTTATTTGCCTTGACCTCCAAAGACGCAATAACCGTTGAGGTTGTTTTACCCAAACCCATATCATCAGCAAGGATAAATTTATCATTTGATACTAGTTTCCTGATTGCCTCTTTTTGGTGTTCCAACGGAGGTCTTTGAGTGTACTTTGAGTAGTCAATCTCAACAACACGTTCCTTGTTTGGTACAATGGCTGCTCTTGGTAACCAAAATTCGTGTAGTTCCTCCAATTCAAATAACTTACCGTAAATGTGAAAGGCTTTGTCTTTTTCAGCCAATATCTTTTCAACATAAATTTGTTCGGGTTGGCGAGTGAGAAGTTTGTCCTCCATCATTCTCTTAGCAAAATACTTGTCCAATGGAACCCACTTCCTTGCAACCTTTGGAACTATTTTATGAAAGTCCAATACGTAATCGGCTTGAGGTCTTGTAATCTTAAAATGTTTTTGGTTCTCGACCTTTTTCTTAATACTAAGTATATAGTTATTAAACCCCTCGTATGTTTCTAAAATACGGAGTGCCCTGATTTCAGGTATGTTGGATTTAACACTTTGTTCTTGCATTGAACTAAATAATTAAAAAGATAATCAATTTTGTAATATTTATCAAGGATGACACGCAGAGTCCCAATTACACGATTAGAAAAGTTCTTTGGACAGGACGATTTTGCCCTTGAAATTGAAATGGGTAGAGAATACCTAAATGGTGATTTAAACTTCACTTTGGTTTTATATAGTGTTGATATACAAAAAACCAACAAGGATGACGTATATGGTGAAGTTATTAATGGGGGTATACAATTCCAACCACCCGTTGAATTTAGAGCTTTAGTTAGAATTGATGGTGCAACTAACCAATTCATCAATGGGAGTAGGATTATGCAGAACGAACCAGGTAATATGACCTTTTCTGTATATCACAAAGAATTGGAGGAGTTGGCGATTGATATTAAAGTTGGTGATTATATTGGATATTGGATTAAAGAAAATGAAATAAGATATTATAATGTAATCGATGCAGGTACTCCTGACTACGATAATAAACATACTTATGGTGGATATAAGAGTTTCTATTATTCTTATACTGCAACACCTGTGAGTGTAAATGAATTTAACGGAATATAATGGCATTACCTCCTAAAAAAATAAAAACTGATATCAATATCAACACGGTACCAACGGGACTTGCTCGTAGGGAAGAATTGTTATCTTATATCACAAAAGACGGAACTTATCTTCCTAAGTCAATCTTACATGCCGACTTGGATAGGGGTATGTTGGATTTTGTAAAGAATGATTTGAAGTGTGTGGTTGAGGGGGCGGTTGTACCATCTGTCGATGTTATAATTACTCTTCAGAACTGGGCTCAGTTTGCACAGACATGGAACTTTCAGGATTTGAATGGTAATCCTGTACCTCCTTTTATTACTACAGTAAGACAGCCAGAAGTTAAATACGGAAGTAATCCTTCATTAACTTATACTATCCCCAACAGAAGACAATTTTATTGGGCTAAGGTTCCGACTTGGGACGGTAATAGAAAAGGTATGGATGTTTACAAAATACCCCAACCAGTTCCTGTAGACATTACATATCAGATTAAGATTGTTTGTAACAGAATGAGAGAGTTGAATCAGTTCAACCGTATAGTGTTACAAAAATTTAGTTCAAGACAGGCATATACATTTGTAAAAGGTAGTTACATTCCTATTATATTACAAAACATTTCTGATGATTCAGTAATGGATGTTGATAAGAGAAAATATTATGTACAAACATATGAATTCTTAATGATGGGATTTTTAATTGACGAGGAAGAGTTTGAAGTTAAACCCGCAATCTCAAGGGTGTTACAACTTATAGAAGTTGACACTAAACTAAAATCTAAAAAGGCTAAAATGTCCCCACCAAGTAGTTCAACAAATGTTGATTTCCAATTTGCTACGGGGGACACCGAAGTTACTCAAACTTTCAACTATACTACAAATATATTTGTATCAGGTAAAGATAATGTTGATACATGGTCGGTATACATTAATGATGACTATTATGGTGATGATGTTACAGAAATACAAATTAACACTCACGATGTATTAAGAATTGAAATTACCAAAGACACGGGTGGACAACCTGCAACATTGTTTACCACCGCAACACTTCTTTAATCTTCTCCGTATATATCCTTCTTTGGTAAACAGTTTTTTATAATCAACTGTTCCAAAAATGCATACATCTTAAGACCATTTTTATCACAATGGTTTTTGAGTATTGTGTGGGTTCGTTTTGATATTTTAAGGTTCTTAATTTCTTTCATAAAAAATAAGGCAGAAAAAAGGAAGAATTTTTTCTTACTACATAATAAATATACTACCGGAGTAAAGGTTTTTTTGAATTTTCTCAAATATTTATACATAAAATAAATTCCGAAACTAATAAAAAACAATGGCAACATCTAACAAAGTCTTCGTTTCTCCCGGTGTATATACATCAGAAAGAGATTTAAGTTTTGTAGCACAAAGTGTTGGTGTAACAACTTTGGGTATCGTTGGTGAGACTTTAACAGGTCCCGCTTTTGAGCCTATCTTCGTAGCAAACTACGATGAATTTACAGCACTTTTTGGTGGTACAAATCCGACTAAATTCGTAAACACTCAAATCCCAAAGTACGAGGCAGCATACATCGCCAAAGCGTATTTATCACAATCTAACCAATTATTCGTAACAAGAGTATTAGGTTTATCGGGCTACGATGCAGGACCTTCATGGTCTATTACAATGCAAGCAAACCTAGACCCATTAACAATTTCTGCAACCACTGAACAATCTTGGTCTGTAACATTTACAGGTTCAACAGGTGGTACTGTAACTTTTGGGGCGTTCCCATCACCAATTAGTACTTACATTGGTGATACCGTTACATTATTTAATGGAAGTTCAACTACAATGTCGGGTCAATTGGCCTCATTCATTGTTTCTGCATGTACAACCACCTCATTAAGTGCTTCAACTATGGGTCAATGGGGTATTATGTCAGCATCGACATTTAACACTTATACAGGTGCAGGTTACACAGGTGTTACTAATTTCTTAGGTACTTCAGGTACAACAACGGCAAATGCAAACTACACGGCAAGTACTATGGATACATGGTACTACGCAGCATTTGACCCACAATCAGGGGATAACTACGACGGTATTTCATTTAACTCCGTTATTGGAAGTAATTTCGGTCCAACAGCAACACCAGGCTCATTCTCAGGTACAGTTTCGGGAACAGTATTAAACTTTGTTGGTACGGCATACACAGAATATAATGATGTTGTTATTGCAACTTTACGTTCAAGAGGTTTAAACTCAGACTCAAGTGGAGGTCCTGTATACACGGTGTCAGGCACATCACAAGTTATTATGGATACCACAACAGGTTCATACTCTGATGTATTAGAAAATCCATTCGCATCTTTTGCTATTTCGGGTGTGACAAATGACGGAGAAAACTTCAATTTCGAAACATCATTCTCTACTTCTGACCCTGACTACATTTCTAAAGTATTTGGAATGACTAACTTCGGTAAACCAAGAGTTGAGGTTCCTTTGTTCTTAGAAGAAACATTCTACAACTTAATGAATTGGAGTTATAGAAAAGGTTATATCAGAGGTTTAAACGCTTCTTTAATTTCATTACCATCTGCAAGAGAAGACAACGGAACTAATTCATCTATTGGTTGGTACTTGGAACAATACCAAACACCATCAACACCATACATTGTATCAGAACTTCGTGGTAATACAGTTTACAGATTGTTCAGATTTGTATTGATTTCTGACGGTAACTCAGCGAACCAATTAGTTAAGATGTCTATCGCTAACATGTCATTCAATAACATGACATTTGATATTATTGTAAGAGATTTCTACGATACGGACGCTAATCCAATCGTTCTTGAGAAATTCACTAACTGTACAATGGACCCAGGTTCTAACAGTTTCGTGGCTAAGAAAATTGGTACTTCTAACGGTGAGTTCGAATTGAAGTCAAGTTTCATCATGGTTGAAATGGATGAAGATGCACCAATCGATTCATTACCTTGTGGTTTTGAAGGATTTAACTTCAGAGAATACCAAGGGGCAAATTCACCATTCGTGATTTTCAAAACACAATACAACTACCCAGGTCAACAAATTTGGAACCCACCTTTCGGTACTTCGACAGGTTCGGACAACACAACTTTATCATCAGGAGATAACGTAAGAAAGACATACTTAGGTATTTCAAATACGGTTGGTATCGATTACGATTTCTTCCAATATAAAGGAAAACAAAATCCGGCTAACTTATGTTGTGCTACTGAGAGTTTACCTTGGAACTACATCACACCTGGTTTCCACATGGACTCAGGAGCAACTGCTGTTACAATCGCAAACATCTACATAACATCAGGTCAAACAGCATTTGAGTGTGGTACGGCTTCATTTCAATCTGACCCAACAAACCAATCTAACCCTTACTACAGAACATTCGCAAGAAAATTCTCAATAGTGGCACAAGGTGGTTTTGATGGTTGGGACATTTATAGAGAATATAGAAGTAACACTGACACGTTTATGTTGGGTCAACCTGGTTACTTGAAAGGTGCATCACCACAACAATCAGTACTTTATCCAAATGCGACTGGTTGGGGAGCATTCAAACAAATTACTGTTGGTGATAACACACAAGACTTTGGTAATACTGATTTCTATTCATACTTACTCGGTCAATTAACATTCGCAAACCCTGAGGCTGTTAACATTAATGTGTTTGTAACACCTGGTATTGATTATGTGAATAACTCAAACTTAGTTGAACAAGCAATCGACATGATTGAGTCAGACAGAGCAGATTCACTATACATTTGTACTACACCTGACTACGATATGTACGCACCAACAACATCTAACTTCCAAGCAGATTTCATCTACCCACAAGAGGCGGTTGATAATTTAGAGGAATCAAATATAGATTCAAACTACACGGCAACTTACTATCCCTGGATATTGGTTAGAGATGGTGTTAATAATACTCAAATTTACATTCCTCCAACATCTGAAGTTGTAAGAAATTTAGCACTCACAGATAATATTGCATTCCCCTGGTTTGCAACTGCTGGTTACACAAGAGGTTTAGTAAATGCGGTCAAAGCACGTACCAAACTAACACAAGAGGCGAGAGATACTTTGTATGAGGGTAGAATTAATCCGATTGCAACATTCTCAGACGTAGGAACAGTAATTTGGGGTAACAAAACTCTTCAAATTAGACAATCGGCACTTGATAGAATTAACGTAAGAAGGTTGTTACTACAAGCTCGTAAGTTGATTTCTGCGGTGGCAATCAGATTGTTATTCGAACAAAATGACGAACAAGTAAGACAAGACTTCTTGGATTCTGTGAACCCAATCTTGGATTCAATCAGAAGAGACAGAGGTTTGGTAGACTTCAGAGTAACTGTTTCAAACAACCCTGAAGATATCGACGCTAACCAATTGGTTGGTAAGATTTACCTGAAACCAACAAGAGCTCTTGAATTCATAGATATCGAATTCTTGATTACTCCAACAGGAGCGTCTTTTGAAGACATCTAATAATTAAAAATAAGGGGGGTTGTGCATCAACCCCTCTTTTAGCCTAAACAAAAAAAACCATGGAATTCAAAAAATCAAAATTAAATGAAAATCTTAATGTACCTGTGTCAGGTAAAAAGACTTTCTCAAAGAAATCACAAAATATCATTGTTTCTGAAGCTCAATTAGAGAGATTGATTGAAAAAATTGCAAAAAACAAAAATGTTTAAAAAAGTTTTAAGAGAATTTTTAGAAGAAAAACTTTTACGTGAAGGTTTTGACGATGCGGGTAATCCTGATTTAAAGTATTATGCTTTTGATTGGGATGATAATATTGTTTTTATGCCGACAGAAATAATTGTGGCAACTCAAGATGGAGAAGAGATTGGAATGGGTACTGAAGATTTTGCGGAGTATAGAATGGATATTGGTAAAGAACCATTTATGTATAAAGGAAAAGAAGTGGTGGCGTTTGCAAATGACCCCTTTAGAAACTTCCTAAGTGAAGGTGACGCTCAGTTTATAGTTGACTCAATGTTAGCTAAACCAGGACCTTCTTGGGATGATTTTGTGGAGTGTTTAAATGGTGGTTCCATCTTTGCAATTATCACAGCAAGAGGACACAACCCTGAAACACTAAAAGAAGCCACATACAACTATATTGTTACTAACCATAATGGTATTTCAAAAGAAGATTGTATCTCAAACTTAAAAAAATTCAGACACATTGCTGAGGAAGGTGAGATGGACAGAAATGAAATTATTATGGAGTATCTTAATATGTGTAAATTTTATCCTGTAACTTTTGGGGAAGGTTCAGCAACGAATCCTGAAGAAGGTAAAATCAAGGCATTAAGAGAGTTTATCTCATATGTAAAAGAAATTGCGTCAAGATTGGGCAAACAAGCATTCTTCAAAAATGACGTAAAGAACAGATTTGTACCGGAAATTGGATTTTCTGATGACGACCCTAGAAATATAGAAAAGATTAAGCAATTCTTAGATACTGAATATTCAGATAAACCAGTAAGAACTTATTTAACTAAAGGAGGAGAAAAGAAAGAAATATAATTTATTTAAGTATTACTGAAACTGGATATACATAATCCAAAATTTCCGGAATAAAGTAAATAGAAAAATTTTTCGACATCCGTGTATTTATAATTAAATAAACTAAAAAAACGAAAACTAAAAAAAAATACTATGGCTGATTTATTAATGAAAATGCCGATGCCTTACGAACCAAAACGTAAGAATAGATTTATCTTAACGTTCGATTCTTCTTTGGGCATCAATTC